AAACTTTCAGATGATGTTGGTATGCACATTGTGACCTTAAGCGAAGAATATTCAAAATTATCTTCTTTATCTTCACATATTATAAAGAATATTATAGTAAGTGAATCCGTATCAAGTATTCGTGAATGTGTTCGTGAACGTGCAAAAGATATTCGCACAGAATTAAGTAAAGTAGTTCGTAACTATACTTCTTATATGGAATCATTTGATATATCAAATACATTAATAGAAGGTGATCTTGGTGATGAAGTATCACGTTTGGCAAGTTTATTAAACCTTACCGAAGGATCAGCTGAATTTGATGCTTTGAAATATGCTGCACCTTATACTGTTAAATCAGCAGTTGTTGAAAAACCTGCTACTGCCGCAGTAGCCCCTGTCCCTGCTCCAGCAAATCCATTTACAACTTATGCTCAGCAATGGTTGGCAAAGACTGCAGGAACGCTTGGGGACACATCATATGATAAACGATCAGACAAAGTATATCATCAAGGTGGTAACTTAAATGCTGTTCGTAGGAATGATGATGATCAAGTAACAAATGTTATTGATCAACGCAAGCGTTATAGTGACGCGGAAAATAATGAAAGTTCAGTAGATATTACTGAATTAGCAACATCATTAAAGAATATTGCACAAGGTAAATTTTCAGTTCAACCAAAAATTTCAAAGAACGCCCGTTTCACTGATCCAGATGCAGAATATCGTATAAAACTTGATGCATGGGCAGCACCAACATTAGGATTAGCACCAGTTATGTCAACATATGTAACGTATCTTACTGATAAACTTGCTAATGGCCGTAAGCTTACACCAAATGAAAAATTCTTTGCTGATAAGATGGTTGCTGCAGTAGGTCTTAAAGAAGGTTTTGCGGAAGAACATAATCTTGATGAATGGTTTGAACAATTTGATCCAATGTCAATATTAACACAAGAAGCCGAAGATGAATCGGATGATTATGATAATCGTAAAGATAAACGTTATGTTAAAAATATTGCTAATAAAGCAATATCACAAGATCATGACGATGAAACAGAACTTAATGAATATTCTGGTGAACATGATAAAAAATCAGTTGCAATTCAAACATTAAGTATCGATGATTCTGCAAAATTAGGTTTAGGTATGTCAAAGCAAGAAGCTCGTGCCTATCTTAAATCAATAGGTTATTCTAATTCTGATATAACAAGTTTGGAAGGCGAAGTTGATGAAAAAATTCAAGGTAATCGTTGGGTTGCAGAACCTCATAGTCATGGTCATGAATTTGATGTTAGTAGATTCACTCAAAAGAGAGCAAAAACTGGTCAAACATCTGCATTTGATAATGTAGGATTTGATGATGATGATGACGAATTTGCACGTGGGTTCGTTGGCCATAAAGATTCATATTCTGAAGGTATTGAAGACCCATTGGGCGGTGATGAAGGAGATGAATTAGTTGCTGATATTAAATTCCATCCAGAAGAAGATCATGATGATCCAGAAATGGATGAATTAGAAGCATCATTAGCATATGGCGATTGCGGTTCTGTTTCTGAAGGAACAGCAGAATTTGATGCTTTAGCAAAAATTAGAAAATTAGCTGGCGTATAAAATTAACAAAAATCAAAATTAAAAGAGGGCCGAAGCCCTCTTTTAATTTTGACGACATGGCATCAATCTTGTTATATTAATAACATAATGATTTGCCAGAAAGTAATTAAAAATATTCTAAAAATTATTAAAAAAAAATGATTTTGAATTTTGACAAATGAAAAAAGACTATGTTATATTAAGATTATGAATTGCGAATGATTATCAATTGCACTTCATAATGCTGAAATAAAAATTATTAAGGCAATTATTACTTAAATTTAGGCTCATATATAGGCTCAAGGAGATACAAAATGGCTACATTAGCAGAAATTCGTTCCAAACTTTTAGCAAAAGAATCAAAGAAAAATGACGCATCAAAAGGTAAATCTTTTGGTGACAACGCAATTTATCAATTCTGGAATATTCCAGAAGGTTCTCAAGCAACTCTTCGTTTCTTACCAGATGGTGACGCAACCAATGATTATTTTTGGGTTGAAAGATTAGTTATCAATCTTCCATTCCAAGGTGTCAAAGGTGAACATACAAAGGAAGTTAAAGTAACTGTTCCTTGTATGCAGATGTACGGGGAAGAATGCCCTGTCATTGCTGAAACTCGTTCTTGGTGGAACGATCCAGAACTTAAGGAAGTTGCTCGTAAGTATTGGAAAAAGAAGAGCTACATATTCCAAGGTTTCGTTGTAAATTCACCTCTTGACGAGGCAACTTTACCAGAAAATCCAATTCGTCGTTTCGCAATTAACACTTCAATATTTGAAATCATTAAAGGTTCTTTAATGAATACTGACTTTGAAGACTTGCCAACTGATTATATCAATGGACGTGACTTTAAATTGTCTAAGACAACTAAAGCCGGTTATGCGAATTATACAACTTCAAATTGGTCCTTCGCTACACGTTCATTAAGTGGAGATGAAGCAGCAGCAATTGAACAACACGGTCTTTTCACTTTAAAGGATTATCTTCCAAAGAAGCCATCCGCAGAAGAACTTGAAATTATCAAGGAAATGTTCCGAGCATCAGTTGATGGCGAACCATACGACCCAGCACGTTGGGGCAACTACTACCGCCCATTTGGTGTAGGTAAAGGTGATAGTGATGATATTGTTTCACCACAATCAAAAGTTGCAGCACATGAAGATGAAGTTGTTTCAACAGTTGAAACACGTACATCTTCAGCACCAGTTGATGCAATGGCAGCACTTCGTGCAAGAGCCGCCGCAGCAACACCTTCTGCACCAGTTACAGAAGCAGGTGAAACTCCAGCGGTAAAACCAGATGCAAGCGAGATTCTTCGCCGCATCCGCGAACGCCAATCTGGTAAGTAAATTCTACTCCTATGATAAATAATAGTAATAAAGTTTATCATAGGAGTACCTTATGGGAAAGCGTATTAAAAAATCAGGTGTGTATAAAATACTCAATGAAGTCAATAGTAAATTTTATATTGGGAGTAGTAAGGATATCATAGGAAGATTCTCTACCCATAGAACAAAATTAAAAGCGAATAAGCATCACAACCGACACTTACAAAATGCCTGGAATATGTATGGTGAAAACGCTTTTATTTTTTCTATATTAGACGAATGTTTATCTGAAAGAGAAGTTCTATTAAAAACAGAACAACATTATATTGATACCTTAAATCCCCAATATAACATTCTTCCTATTGCTGGTTCTCCTATGGGAACTAAACTGACTGATGAACATAAACAAAAAATAAGTTCATCAAATAAAGGAAGAACATTTACTGAAAATCATAAGTTGCGAATAAAGGAAGCAAGAAAGAAACAAATTATTTCTAAGCATTCTGATGAAGCAAAACATAAAATGCGTATTAAAGCAAGTCAAAGAACAATTCCTGACGATGTTAGAAAACAAATAAGCGAAACCCAAAAAGGGAAAGTTAAAGAAAAAAATGTAACCCGTATTTTTGATAGGAAAGAAATGAATCTTGCCCATTTCATGCAATGGTTACATAGAACGAAGTAGTAATAGAGATTAAGAGGGAGAGCAATCTCCCTCTTAACTCCCTTAAAAATATATTTTACACTCATTATTTGGAGAAAAGTAATGAAACCTATGGATATGTCAAAATTTCGTAAAAGTGTTACGAAAAGTATAGAAGGTATTAGTTTTGGATTTAACGACCCTGATACTTTCATTTCAACTGGAAATTACACATTAAATTATTTGATTTCTGGTGATTTTAATCGTGGTATTCCACTTGGTAAAGTAACAATGTTTGCTGGTGACTCAGGTGCCGGTAAATCATTTATTGTTTCTGGAAACCTTGTCCGCAATGCCCAAGCAATGGGAATATTTCCAGTATTAGTTGATACAGAAAATGCTCTTGATGAAGAATGGCTTAAAAAACTTGGTGTAGATACAAGTGAAAATAAATTACTTAAAGTATCAATGTCAATGATTGATGATGTCGCTCGTTTTATAAGTGAATTTATGAAAGATTATCGTGCACAATATACCGCAGTCCCAAAAGAAGACCGTCAAAAAGTATTATTCATTATTGATTCACTTGGTATGATGTTAACACCAACCGATGTTCGTCAGTTTGATGAAGGTGATATGAAAGGTGACATGGGACGTAAACCA